GCAAATTCGACATCTCATCAAACAAACGTGACGTCATCTCATGAGGCATAAGCCTCTCAACTCTTTGAGCAACTGACATTTTTTGTCCTTTTTTAGTGGCTAGCAGATAGCTTTTGGCTGCTTGTTCGCTTATTACAAAACGAACCTGCCCGCCAGTTACCTTAGAATATGCATTACCGTGTATTTGAGAGTTCAAGGCGGTATTAGCCTTAATACCATAAAGAATTTTAATTGCATCCTTCGGCTGAATCTCTAAATAATTCTTATCATTGATAAACCCATATGGTGGTAGTCGTTCTCCTTTTTCGTTAAACTGCTCTTTTATCATTTCATCTGCTAAAGCTATACCAAGTCCGTTTGTGTCTATACAGACTTCGCGCGGATTAAAGCGTTGAATTATCTCTTTTAGCTCTGCGGCCTGACGGCTGAAGGTTCGAGTTTCTGGAGTCCGTCCAAGCACATATAAGTTAACCAAAGTGCTACGGTACCCCCTCTCAGTAATGTTCACTCGAAACACCGAACAAGCCGTTTGGTCGTTTACCCTTCCAACGTCCACTGATATTAAGTAAAATTGGTTGGAATTGGGTCTACTGAAAGAGCGTGTTTCCGGATTTTTTATTGTTCGATACTTTTGGAGCTTGTCGTAATCATACCAAGAATCTGCACTAGACCCTGACCAAATTGACATGTACTCGCGCGCAAACGATTCCTCGTTGTAAGACGGAGACATTTTTAATTTGTTGATATATGTGCGATCAAGCAATCCATGCATTACTGGGAGTCGGTAATCGCAACTAAAAGTAAAGGCATTATCTGGGTCGATAATAGACAACTGAAAAATATCAATTAGTAAGTCGTAAGCGAAGGAAATCTTACTGCCAGCGGAAGTCATAAAAATTCGTTGTTGGTTGGGTTCTTTTTCGTTTACTGAATTATCGGGCAGTCGGCGCGAAACGTTTAACAATGGAAGAACAACCTCATTGATAGGCTCTTCTTCGTGGTCGCGCACCTCATCAATAAGTCCACCGTTGCGTCGGCCTCCTCTTTGAGAGTCCAGGGCGCCGACTACGTCGAACTGGCTTCCGTTTCGAAATTTTAATGTCGTTATGTTACGCAAAGCTCGTTAGGCTTTGCTCTTAATGTTTCCATTAAGACCAGACTATATCTTCATCCAGGTTCTGGATGGTTTCCGTTTCGAGGCACTTGCCCCTACTCCCTTGCGGGATAGTCGTTGAATTGAATAGTTTTTCTAAAATGGATGGAATGTTGTCGTAGTTTGTATAATCTATACAGAGGTAATTGTAGCCATTAGCTAAAGCAGCATTTTTCTTTATAAGATCCTTTTCCTTGGTTTGTTGGAAATTTTCAGGTGTTTGGTGAAAAAAGTTATTATACTCATAATGTTGCTTGCCATGGTATTCGATAACAGTCTTCCATTGTGGTAAATAAAAGTCAAAGTAATGAACCCCTATATTCCACTCGCGGAAGTATTTTTGCGGCTCGAATTCTATATTATTTTTCTCCAGAAAAGTTTGTATCTTTTCCTCTCCCCTTGAAATCGTTTTTCCACACTTTGGGCAATGGCCGCTCGCTAGTAGTGCCGCAGGTTTTACCTTTCGAATAAAACCACATTTGTTACACCTTACTTTTATTCGAGTTTTTACATCAACGTAATTCTCTAAAAGGGTAAAAGCTTTAGGGAAGTTTGCTTCTAACTCATATTTAAACCTACGATGATCCTTACCTTGCTTTGACCCCTCACAATAAGAGCAAAACTCTTTCTGCCTTAATATATTTGCCACATATTTTTCGGTTATCCTTTCACACTTCCCACAAGTAAACCGAACCTTTTGCGCGCGTATACCGTTTTTTTGAGTGAACATGAAAAACTCATACTCTACAATGCCCTTCTCCCTAAAAATCCCCTCTAAGGTTTTTTGGTTCTTTTTTGTGTCGATTCTTAAATAATTACATTTACTACAAATATTTTTTCTTCTGCTTCTAAATAATTCACCCGTATTTACGATAATGCGTCTGCCACAACTCAGACACTTTATAACAGAATCTTCACGACTGTTTTTTCCTCTGTATATTACACTATATTCTTCATGGCTGAATTTTTTCTTCAACCTCTCATCAAATTTTTGTTCATCCATTTTACCCTCTCCTATTCAACTGCTGATTGCCCATTGTCAGAACTTAGGATTTAACCATATTCCATCTAATTCATTTTTTCTACTTTCGTCACCTTTCTAACACCTGAGAGAGACAGATGTTAGTGTGGTTGAATTAGCTTTAGGGGTTCCCAGCAATTAGGAAACTTTATTTTTTCACCCTATTACTAGAGCGTATGTCAATTGTTTAACATAGTCCTTACCAAAGTTGCCGGGTGTGGCAGAAACATCTCCACCAATAACTTCCTTGCGGAGTAGCGGCCATCTCTCGTAAATTTCAAGAATCTTCTCCTTCGCAATTTGCGCCGCTTGGTTTTTGTTCGGGGCGCAGATAAATCGCTTTGTGCCTGGCATGAAAATACATTGAAGTATCTCTGCCAATATAGTGATAAATGATTTTGAGAAAGCACGTGGCGCGGTGATGAATATGTCACGATACCTCATGAGCGCGCGCAATATAATTCTCTGGTAAAAGAATAATTCAAAGCTAGAGTCACTTGGAGTAATCAAGTCTAAATAAAGATCAGGATAAGCAGAAAAGAAGCTTCCATACTTTCCCAGCAAATCCTCTATGCTCTCCAAGTACGGCGCGGTCAACGTAACCCCCTTATCGATGGTAATCCCCTCGCGCTCACCCAACTCGATAATATTGTTCCCTTCCGCTAACACCGGTGAGGTTGTCAATAATGGCTTAGTCATCCCCATCTACCTCCGCGCGGAACTCGTCATTCTCCCCAAACAAATCTTCATACCCTTCAGTTTCATATTCATCAAGGTCAAAGGGTTTATCAAGCCCGTAATAACTGGCTTCCTTCTCTAACTCTTTGGCGCTCTTCAAAGCTTCAATTCTTCGGGTAATTTCCTCACCGATACCGGTTTCATTAACATAAAGCCTGCGGTTGCCAGCTTGGATGTTCTTAATAGTCTCATCTACTATGTCTCTGGTAACCCCATCATAGAATTTGTTTTTCCACCCTCTTTTTTCTAGCCAACGTATTAACTCTCCCATGGAATCAAAGTCACTGGCATTTTTAACGTTTTTTGGGGTAAATTCGGCAGTCTTAACAAGCCGGTCGTATGCCGTTAACATCTTATCGAAGTCCGCGCCTTCGCGTATTCTATTATCAAGCTCATAAGAAATCTTACAAATTTTAAGTGCTTGGTCGTGTTGTAAGGCTCCACTTACGTTCTGCGTCATTAACAGCCCCGTGTACAGGCGTTCGAGGTAGTTAAGGGCTTCTTTGTCATAGTTCGCGCCCCACTTCTCCGCAAGTTTTCTCCATTTTTCCTCTTCAATGCGAGGTAGCTCTTCCTCAATAAGTGAAAGTTCTTCCAAACGTTTAAACTCTCTGAAGTACTCTCCCCAGCCAAGCCCCTCATATTCCTTCTCCATAAAAATGGCCGCATAAAGAGGGAAAACATCTTCTTTGTTGTCCTCGCGCAACCTTTCAAATTCTTTTGGCACAAAAGGTAAGTCGGCATACTGACATAGCTTATCTACAGCTTCCCAACTAAAATTCTGCGCTATTAGATGCTCCTTAATACAATCATTGCAAATCGGCAAGTATCCGTCAGGATAAAAAAAGGACTTAGTCTTCACATAGCCATCCGGACCGAGATCTCTACCGCAACGATTGCACTTCTTCAGTATAAAAGGAGCGCTTTGTTTTGGTATTTTCGGTCTCATTTTTTAATTCTCCTCCCGGCCGCGCGCACTATCTGCTTCAACTCTCTGCGCTTTTTTCTATTTAGCTTTGAAAACTTAACCATAACATCATCAACAATATCTCCCATTGAGCGCAACTCTTCGCCCTCCAAAAGTTCAACTCCCAATAACTTCGCCAGCCCAATGAACTCCACTGCTTCTAACTTGGCAATATCTTCCAAAAATCCACTCATTTTCCCGCCTCCAATTTCTTTCTCTCTCTTTCTTTTTTATCACAAGCCTTACAACGGCTACTTAGCCCGTCTTTAGCTCTAGCCTTCCTCACAAAAAAGTCGGGGTCGCGCAATAGCATAGTCCCACACATACTACACTTCTTAAAATTCTCCGGAAAGAACACATTCCCAATAATCTTCTCGTGCAATGCGGCGGCCGCGCATATCTTCACCAATATCTTCTGCCGAAAGATTGTTGAAATATAGTTTGTCGTATACGACTTGCCGTATTTCCTATTGATATAGTGCGCGATGTCGTAGTTTCGCTCCCCTTCTATCTTAAGGTGCAAAATCTCCGAATGAACTCTATCCAAGTCCGCCATTTCAGTATAAAAGAACAAGGTGCGAAGGAGGCGATCGGTGGTTGAGTCAACGTTGGAGTCCTCCTTCGCAACGGCGCAAGCATCTTCAATCTCAAAGAGTTGAAGAAACAAATTATACACATGCTCTAATTCCCTAAAGTCAAAATAAACTTCCGGTAAGTTCTCCTCCTGCGCGCGCTTCTCCCAATATAACTTCGAAATGGCGCGCAGTTCGTCCTCCGAAAAAAAAGAGGGAATTAGTTGGTCGCGTCGGCAAAACATCTTCGCCAGGGGCAACTTCTCCGTATACAAACCCAGCGGCAACACCGGAATGTCCGTGTCAAATGCCGGCGGCGTTGCTTTCGCCTCAACGTGGAAGGGGGTTTTCCTAAGTATTGTCTCCTTATACGAGTCGCGCAGCGTAAACTGCTCCCGGCGCAACTCCACCAAGTGGTGGCGCAATTTTAAGTACTTAAAAGGTGACATTTTGTTGGCCCTCTCGCGCAATTTCTCGATTTCCTCCGCGGAAAAGGCGTTGAGGAGTTTCTGTCGTGGAGGGGTTTTGCGCTTGCCGCTATTCAAGTCGTAGAAGTTCAGGATCAAATCCAATTCATCAATTTCCTTAAATAGGGCGAGAAAAGTTTTGTGGAGTAAGGGATCATCGCGAGTTTCGTTGAGTGCGCGAGCCCTATCAAATTTTACTTTGGGGGTCTTCGGTATTGCGGTGCCCGCCACTGCTCTATGGATGTTTGCTTCATTAAAAGCGGGAGATTCTATTAGGGCATCAAGTGAGTCGTCCTTGCGCGCGTCCCAAGTTCCATGACGAGTGGTAATTTGAACCTCCTTTTTTTGTACGGCATTCTTACCATCGGCGTCTCTGCCCCAAAGTAAATAGTTGCCCATCATCTCCAACTCTTCATCGGTGGGAGGGCATTTATGAAACATTGGGCTTTTCATGTAGTTATCTATAAATTCTTTTCGTTCTTCCGCGGTGGAAAGGGAAAAGTCTAATCTTAGTCTGCTCATGGTGTTTTTTTCTCTCCTGTTGTATATTTTTCTCCTTCTATGTTTAGTATAACAGATTTTTGGGGAATAGTCAAATTTAGGGAGGGAAGTAGTGGAGTCAATCAACGGGAAAGTCATTTTTTAGTTCGATCAGCGAGAAAGTATAGTGAAAGTCAATTTTTTAGTTCGATCAGCGAATTTACCAGGGCCCGGTTTTCCCAGAAAATGGAAATCCATTTTTTCCCAAAAATACCCCCCCCACTTCACCACTTCACCGCACTAAAGTATTAAAGAGGTAAAGTATCACCCTTCCCGTGCCACTTCACCACTTCACCGCACTAAAGCGTAAAAGCAAAACCGAACAGTTGTTCTGTGGATAAAATTGTGGATAACTTTTGCAAAATTGTGGATAACTTTCCTTGACTTTTTCTTTTTTTTAATGTATAATGAATACAGAAAGTTAAAGAAAGGAAGTTTGAAGATGAAAGTTATAAAATTAAAACCTATTGAAAGACAGTATAAAAATAATGGTCAACACGCTGAACAATTAGCTGATTATGCCTTAACTGGTCAAATCCGCAAAGCTGATCATGTAGCGTTTGATAAAGGCAGCGACATTCCAGAGCTTGACGCCTCCGTCAAATCCGCTAGATTCACTTTAGCAAGCACGCTAGAAGGGGAAACTTTTGAAGAACAACTGAAAGATTATTTTACCCGCACCGCCTCAAAAATAGCCGTATATGTTAGTCTAGAACTAGAAACCGCCTTCTTAATGGATATGGAAGAATTTAGGACATTCATTGAAACCTTCTGCAAGTTACAACGGTCAAGCAGCAAAAGCGGCGGAAAGCCGGTTATAAGAATGGGAACTGAAACCAAAAAAGTAAAAGAATGGTTACTTGAAAGGGCTTCTTAAGCCCTTCAGGTAATACCAAAAAAAGGAGATGCAAAAATGGAAAAATTAGCAAAAAAACTGGAAAATAAAGCCATAAGAAATTGGGGATTTGAAAGTAAAAAGACTATAGCAATATTCAGACTGACAGCACTATTGAGGAAGGCGGCGATCCCGGGCGGCGATCCCGCCGCTGATCTTCAAAAAAGATTTACAAAAAAGGCTTGACAAAAAGAAAAAACTATGGTATAATGAACATGGAAGGAAGAAAGGAAGGGGTAAAAATGAAAAAAGAAATTTGGTTGGATATGGACGGAACAATTGCAGACCTCTACGGTGTTGATAACTGGCTAGAATATTTAAAAGCAGAAGATGAAAAACCCTATAAAATTGCAAAACCTTTAGTAAATATGGAAAAACTAGCAAAAGAATTAAGCAGACTACAAAAGCAGGGTTGGACAATAGGAATCATAACTTGGTTGGCAAAGAATGGAAAGCCAGAGTACAACGACAGAGTAGCAAGAGTAAAGCTAAACTGGTTAGAAGAACACTTGAACGGTTTTCAATTCGACATAGTCCACATAGTAGAATATGGAACACCTAAACAAGAATTAGGACGAGGGATATTGTTTGATGACGAGATACAAAATAGAATAAACTGGAAAGACAAGGCATATGATGAAAGGAACATACTGGAAACTCTTAGGGCAATTGCTTAAAACCCTAAGAGAAAATCCAAAAAAGTCTTTGACAAAAGAGAAAAACTATGATACAATAAGATTAGAAAGGAAGGGATAAAAATGAAAGAAATGTTTAGAAACGATCATATAAAAGTAGGTAAGACTAGGAGAATTAGAGCACTTTCTCCCTTATGGTTTGCGGCAAGGATAGGGCAGGCACTAGTTTTGGCAGTGGGATTGTATGTATTTGTTGTTAGTTTATGGATATTATTAGGATAGTCCAAAAAAGAGTGGGTGAGAAATTACCCGTTTTTTTTTGTGAAAAATCGGCGCGGGAATTGCCCGGGCCGCGGATCCGAAAACCCGGGGCCGAAAAATGTAAAAAAAATACATTAAAAAAAAATAAAAAAAGTTTTAAAAAACACTTGACAAGTTTTAAGATATATAGTATAATGAATACAGAAAGACAAAAGAAAGAAGGAATAAAAAATGAAAGATGAAAAAATAATGGTGTTGGATGTAGAAACGACTAATTCACTGGATGACCCTTTAATGTATGATATCGGTTTTGTAGTAACCAACGAAAAAGGAGAAATTTTTGAAAAAGGCAGCTATATAGTAGCAGAAACCTTTTTTGATGAGGAATTAATGGAAAGTGCATATTTTGCAGAAAAAATACCTCAATACTGGAAAGATATTAAGTCAAAAAAGAGAATTGTCAAAAAATTAATTTCCATTAGATTTATTATAATAAATATGGTTAAAAAATATGGAATTAAAAAAATAGCGGCTTATAATGCAAGATTCGACTATAAAGCAGGAAATACTACTCAAAGATTTCTCACAAACTCCCAATATCGTTTCTTCTTTCCTTATGGAATGGAATTCATGGATATTCTAAAACTAGCAAAAAATGGATTACAAAATAATGAGGAATATATTAGGTTTTGTGAAGAAAATGGTTATATGACAAATCATAAAATACCAAAACCACGATTGACGGCAGAAATTGTATATAAATTCCTTTTTGACGCAGAGTTTGAAGAAAGTCATACTGGATTGGAAGATGCATTAATTGAAGCCCAAATAATGGCATATTTCTTAAAACAGAACCCAAATGTAAATTGGAAACTATGGGATAAGGTCTCATAGTTTCCGAACACTTGTTCGGAGGTGCCCGGGCCGGCGCGGGCGCAACTGACCGGGCCGGCGCATAATTATGCATGGAAATGAATAAATATTCTTCTTGACTTCTGTGGTATTCTATAGTATAATGTATATAGAAGGTAAGGGAAAGGGGTTGCAACAGAAAAAAGATTTTAAAAAAGTTTTAAAAAACACTTGACAAGTTTTAAGAAGTATAGTATAATGAATATAGAAAGATAAAGAAAGGGGAAATCAAAATGGCAAAATCAAGAATGACTTTAAGAGCAAAAAAAAGAGAGGAATATTTAGAAAAAATTATCAACTTCTTCAAAGAGTCTGAAGATGTTTTAAGAACTAATTCCAATGAAATATCTTTCCCAATTACTGACGAAGAAGGAAACGAGGACTTTATCCAAATTGTGGTAAAGATCCCAACAGGTTCTAGGGATGGCGAACCATATGATGGGTATGCCAAAGCAGAAGAATACGCACTAAAAATAAAACTAAAAGAGGAAAAAGCAAAAGAGGCAAAAATTGCAAAAGAGAAAAAAATTGCCAGAGACAAGCAAATACGAGAAGAAAAGAAGAGAATAAGAGAGAAAGAACGAGCAAAGGCGAAGGCGTAAGCCTTCCCCTTCCCTTAGGGTTGACAGAAGAGACGAAAGTCTCTTCCTTTTTTTGGAAATTTTGCCCGGGGAGATCCATACGTTCGCGCCCGGGAAGATCCATACGTTCATTGCCCGGGCGCTTCCAGTTTTTTCCAATTCTTACATTTAAAGGAAGCCTTCCAGGAATTTCCAAATTTTACAGCAGCTGGAAGCTGCGTTTTCCTGCGCCCTTCCAGGAATTTACAAAAATGTTGGCAGCTGGAAAGAGTGCCAACTTCTCCCAAAGAAAAAAATTTCCAGGAATTTCCAAAAATGTTAGCAGCTGGAAAACCCATTTCCTGGAATGCGATCCAGAAAAAGGAAAAAAAATTTTTTCAAAAAAAGACTTGACAAAAATCAAAAAGTATGATATACTAAAATTAGAAAAGAATAAGAAAGGGGAAATGTAAAATGGCAAAATCTAGAAGGGCTTTACAAAATGAGTTAAGGTTGGAATATCTTGGAAAAATTATGGACTTTTTGGCAAAAGAGGAAGATGTTCTCAGAACTGGAAGTAATGAGCTAGCTTTTCCAGTTACTGACAGCGAGGGAAATGAAGAGTTTATCCAAATTGTGGTAAAAGTTCCAACTGGTTCCAGAGATGGAGAACCTTACAATGGTTACCATATGGCGGAAGATTATTCCTTAAAATTGAAACTTAAGCAGGAAAAGGCAGAAAAGGCAAGAATCGCCAAAGAAAAGAAAATCGCCAGGGATACCCAAATGAGGAAGGAAAAGGAAAAAGCCAGAAAAATGAAAAAGGAAAAAATGGAAGCGGAGTTAGAAAAAGGAAAATAAGGAAGAGGAAATCTCTTCCTTTTTTTTTATGCCCGCTTCCAAAATTTTCCAATATTGGGGATCTTTGGGACCGCCGCAGATTCTACGATGTCAGATTCGTTTTTTCCAGAAATTGGAATTTTTAGTAGCAGCTAGGATCGCCGTAAATTTTGATTTTGACAAAAAAAGACTTCCATTTTTTGGAAGAAATGTAAGCAGCTGGAAAAGCTGGATCGCGCAGGAAAATTTCGGCAGATCTCTTTGCGCCGGCGCCGACAAAATTTCCATTTTATGGAAGCGCGCACTCAACATAAACTTTGCATTTTCCTCAAATTCTTGCTATACTATATATAGAAGGTTGAGAGAGAAACTTATTCAAAAAGCTGCATTTTCTAAAAATATATCTCACAGAAAGTTTGCAATTTCCTTAAATTCCTGCTATACTATATATAGAAGGTCAGGAAAGGAACTAAAAAAGTTGGAGAGGTCGCTGCCTCTCCACCCTCAAAAAACCTGAAGTAAGTTGAGAGTTGTGCTATAATAAATAAGAAAGGGGAATAAATATAATGGAAAAAAAAGAAACTATGACAAAGAGGGAATTTTTGGAGATCGTTATGGGACTGGGACACCCTGAAGTTGCGGAATTTGCCGCTAAGGAGCTTGAGAAAATGGACAGAGCATTGGAGAAACGCAGAAGTAAGCCCACTAAAGCTCAGATTGCCAACGCACCTATCATCGAGCAAATTGTGTCAGAGATTTTGGAGGGAGAAGAACTTAAGACTGCCTCTGAAATAGCTGAGATCTTGGACATTAGTGTTCAGAAGGCAAGTGCAGTACTGCGGCAGGCAGTAAGCGAAGGTAAGGTTGAGGTTGAGGATGTTAAGGTGAAGGGCAAGGGAACTCAGAAGGGGTACAGGCTTCGCAGCGTGGAAGTCGAGGCAGTCGACGAAGTTGAGTGAATTAGATCAGGGGCGTTGCAACGCCAAAGAAAGGAGTAGATAAATATGACTAAACGAGAATTTTTGGAAGCTATCGTAGATGCAGAAACTTTAGAGGTGGAGCTACGAAAATTTGCCGCTAAGGAACTTGAGAAAATGGACAGAGCTTTAGAAAAAAGAAAGTCCAAACAGTCTGCGAAAGCTCTTGCGAATGCTCCATTGATTGAGCAGATTAAGGAAAATTTACTTAGCGATGAACCTTTGCTCGCAAGTGCGGCTGGAGAATACTTGGGAGTTAGTGTACAAAAGGCAAGTGCTTTGCTTCGAGGAATGGTCGCCGACGGCATCGCTGATGTGAGGGATGTCAAGGTCTTGGGCAAAGGAATTCAGAAAGGTTATACGCTCGCAAAAAGCAGCGGCAAAGGGGAAGAGTAGGAGAAAATCCTACTCTTTTTTTTGTACGTTTTGCGGCGGCGCTAATGTACGTCTTGACGTACAATTCCCCAACAGCTGGACTTCATTTCTCTTAAGCTGGGTTTTTTCTCTTAATGTACGTCAATATGTACATTATATGTACATCATCCGAAATTTATATTTTTTATAATTTGACAAGTTGTGAAAATGTGCCAGATACCTATTTTTCTATCACTGCCCATTACTGCCCAATTCCCCGTTAAAACCCTCCGCCCATGTGTGGACGAGGCTGGTAGTCCATTGCCTGACTGCCCAGAGGGATACATATACGTCATCCGAACACCTTACTGTACACCTAAATCTACGTGAGATCTTCCTATTAATGTACGTCAGCCGAACAGTTCTCCTTACCTCCCTCCCACAATTTTCCTTACTCCCTCCCCATACACTCCTTCCCCAGTAACCTTTCTTACTCCCCCTTCCCCTTTAATGTACGTCAGCTGAACAATTCCTTTTACCCCCTTCCCCTACTCCCTTCCTTGCTACCTCTTCCCCTTTACCCCTTACTTTCTCTCCTCCCTATTAATGTACATTATCCGAACATTAAACGTACACCTCCCCCTACGGGACTTGCCCTTCGCTAGTTGCGCTGCGCGCACTGCTTGGGCAAGCACCGTAGGGGGAATTTTTTAAAAAAAGTTCCCCTATTAATGTACGTCATCCGAACAATAACCCCTATTAATGTACGTCATCCGAACATTAGAACCCTTTCCCACGCTCAAACCCCTTATAATCTAACATACTCCCATATATATATCTTACGTATACGATTAAAAGTAACCTTTTCCTCCTTTCCCTACATTTTTTTAGTGCAATTTCCCCCCACTTAAAATTTTCTATTTTCTTCTCCAAAATTTCCCCAATAAAAAAGAGCCTTCTATTTAGAAGACCCCTACTTCCTTCGTTCATTGCGCGAGCTCCATCACTCACTATCCCTTTCCATTT